ATAAAGAAAAGGTACAAGATGCCGTTTTTAACTCATTGAAATAATTTAACTTTTACTTTTTTATTTATTTATTTTGTAAATTATAATTTACAAGATTAAAAAGAACATTTAATATATAACCACGCTTTCAAGAAGGCGAAACAATAATAAAATAATTAAATTGGAGTAGAGATTATGAAAGCATTTAAATTAGACGGCATTATTGGAACTGTTGATCAATTTGGTTTTGTTCAATGGGGTGGAATTGGTTGTCACTTAGCAGGTTTGACAGACAACTGCGCGTTAAAAATTGCAGCATTAAAAGCAAAATAAACAACAACAAAGCGCGGTGCAAGCCGCGCATTTTAGGAGCTTAAAATGGAAATACAACTTTACTTCGACATCGTATCAAACGATGGTGTAACAATTGGCGTTGGTGCTACTGCAATGTTATCTGGTTCATATATTCCAGCAGACTTTCACCACGACATTGAAGATAATAGAGAAATTGATGTAACAGAAGTTAATTTATTTGATGAAGATGACGAAGAAATGAACTCTGAAAAACTAACTGAAATTACTTATGAGCATATTGACGATAATTTAGTTAATATTTTTAATAAAGCAGAAAAAGGCGTTGATGAAATTTACTTAAACGATTTTAAAAGCGATCACGATTACGCGGCATTAATGCAATAACAAACAACTCCTACCTCTGCCGCTAAGACAAGTGGCTTTTTTTAATACAAAGGTGATTTATGATTGAATTTTTAAAGATGCTAGACGAAACAGGCATTGCTTATGTGGTGTTTATTTTAACCGCTGTTTATTTTTGGACTAAAAGCAATAAAGCAACAACTGAGCTTTGCACGATTAAACGTGAATTATTAAAATTAAAGGCGGTTTTATGAGCGCAACATTAGCACTAACGCTGTCATTTTTGACAGTAGACACAAACATCGACAAGCGCGGCAGAACAACACAGGTTGAGCGCATTGCCTACACAACAACGGCAATACCTTATGACACGCGCCAAGCCTGCGCTAACGCCAAAGAAGAATGGAATCTTGCTGTTGGTGCTTACCAGATGTCAAAACGCCCAGCAAGGGTGATTATGGCGGTGTGTAATGACAGCGCAACGGGAGTGGTAGAATGAAAACCGATTTAATTTGGGTGGCTATTTGCTCATTTGCAGTTGGTGCATTGCTTTGCTTTATTACAATAGCAGCAACACACAGACATCATTATGAAATCATTAAAACCAATATTGGCGAGTTTATGTTACGAGACAGCAAACTATACGGGGTATATGAGCTAAGTCGAGATAATCAAGGGAACATGGTGGCGAGATGAAACAAATTCCATTAAAAGAACACCTAGAAAACCGTTTGCGCGAGCTTAAAGAAGAACGCAGACAGCTCAAACAACAAAAACTTCGCAGCATTAAAGAAACGCAGAACATTTTTCATATTTTAGAGGAGTTAAATAAAAATGGGTGAGTTAATTTTCTGGACTGGCATTGTGGTTATGATTGTTTGTTTTTTAGTGGAGTATGCAGATGGGGATTGATGACATTGCGGCACTAACGTTTGTTGTTTTAGGTTTAATATTAACTGGGGTGTGGTTATGTCATTATTAGTTAAACCAGTATCACAAACGCCCTATGTAAAACCAAACAAAAAAGATTGCCTGCACCCTTGGTGGCAAAGTTACCCAAGTAGGCATATCAGAATCTGTGGCGAGTGTGGTGAAGAACGAAAACTTTTTGATTTAGATATACAGCATCAACGATAAGGTGAAAAAATGAGTGATATTACAAAAAAAGATTTGCAATCTTTAAAAGATAGAATTTCGTATAATCCAATGACTGGTCAATTTTTTAGAAAAACCAGTCCAACCATTCCAATGGTTTTGTACAATCGTGACCGTGCAAGTTTTTTGCTTAAAGTTACCGTAAGTGGACGAACAAAATGGCATCAAGCGTGGCGTGTGGCTTTCTTTCTTGCTCAAGGTTATTACCCTGTTTACGAGGATTCAATTTGCTATAAAGACAACAATAACGCAAATTTTACAATAACCAATCTTGAAATAATTAAGAAAAGCGAAAACGAAATTACGTCAAAAGATTTTGCTAAACTTTACGGGTTATCTATTAACACTGTTAAGAAAAAATTTAATAAATTGCCTTTTGTTTACCGTGTAATAAATAGACGTGTAACACATTTTTACAATCTTGAAACAGCACTTTCTGTTTGTGCTGATCTGATACATAAAAAAATGCTGAAAGATGATGTTGAGCATATTGATGATTTAATAAAAATTCAAAAATCAATTTATGACGGCAAAGAGCGTGGCAATGACATGATTCGCGCTTTTCTTTCTACTTGGTGCAATGAAATGCCAAAACGATGGGAGATGACGTTGTGTTAACACCTGAGCAATATGTAAAAGAACAACAAGGAATATTGCGCCAATTAGCATGGTTAATCAATGCCGCTAGAATTGGTGAATTGCATACTTTAAAAATAAAAGAAGGTAAAAAATGAGCTTATTAACAGAAGAACAGATTGCCGAACTTGCTTGTATTGCTAGTAACCAATCGACAAGTAAAGATTTGTACCAAGAATTTTGTGAATGGAACGAAAGACAAACTGCAACACAATTTGAACCAGATTGGGATAAAACTCCTTCTAACGCAACTAGAGTTTACTTGGATGCTGTTTGGTTTAACAGTGAAATGAAAGAAATTGATCGCACAACTATATGTGGTTTTGATAGACCAGTAATCACACCACACCCACACGCAGAAATGATTATGAAATACGCAGAAGTAGCGCAAAGACGTGTTGACCCTTGGGTTGAGTTTGAATGGGGTAAAAATGATAGCCATTGGTGTAGCTGTGATAGATGGATAAATTTTAATATTGACAACTGCTACCGCCACATTGGAGAAGCAAAATGATCGCAACAACAGCTTATATTTTAATTATCGCTGTAACAACTCACGGTGAGCTTACACAATCAACAATCGATTTCGCAGATAAGGCTTCATGCGAAAGCGCGGCGGTTAGACAGGATTTTGCGTTTAAAAATTTGCAGTTTGCAGGTAGATGGAACCTAACCTGCCACCCTTATCAACTTAATGAGATTAAAAAATGATCCAGCAAATACTCCAGCGCGGAAACCGTCAAGGCATGACAATGCGCGAAATAACCGAGCTAACAGATTTAAAGCAACATCAAGTGGAATTTAAAGTTCAAAAGTTAATCAAAGACGGTATTGTGCATAAGTCTGCTGATAGAATAGACAACGCTTATTTGTACACGTTAGTAAATTATGAGCCATTGCCTGTAATTGAGCCACCTGTTGAATGTTCGCCAGTGCGATTAGATAATGTCATTAAACACTTGAACAAGCAAAAAGAAAACGTAAACTCACCAGCGCATTATAATAGCGGCTCTGTTGAATGTATCGATGCAATCGAATCTATGCTAACCAAAGAAGAATTTATCGGATTTTTACGCGGGAACATATTAAAATATCAATGGCGTTATAAGCAAAAAAACGGTGCTGAGGATTTAAAAAAGGCGCAGTGGTATTTTGACAAGTTAAAAGAAAAAGAGGGTGTATGAAATACGATTTTGAAAGCGGTAAACTTGAAGATGAGCCAAACATTAAAGCATTGCGCGGTCAAGACATGGAAGATTACATGAAGAAACTGGAATGGTTTGCAAACAATCCAATGCAGCCGATATTTGTGAGTGAACGCGCTCAATGAAACCACGATTAAAAAAGATAGGCAGAATTTGGTTATGTTACACACAAACAACGGCTGTTTGCTCTGGCTTAACACCTGAAGAAGCCTATCAAAAATGGATGATTAAAAATAAAGCCGCTGAATAAGCGGCTTTTTTATTATGGTGTTAAAAATAATTCTGCTTCAGCATTTCGTCTGCGCGTTAATCCAGCAAGCGGTTTACCCCCTGCTTTATCCCAACGCAAAAACTGTTTTGCTATTTCTGCCTTGTCGTCACCGGCTTTTAGCATTTTAACGAGTGTAGATTTAAAAAAGTTACCTGCGCCAATGTTGTAGCATAAGCAAACAAGTGCATCATATTCATTTTGTGTTAATTCAACGCCTGTTGCATTAACCGCTTTTTCGTATTGCCCAATTGTTGCGGCTAATAAAGCGATTGCCGCGCCTTCATTAGGTAGCGTTCTATTTTTAGTAACTGGTGTGCCATCACCATAATGTGTTGAGCCAATGCCAATAGTCCAAACACCAGCTGGGCATTGATACGCTTTGAGCTTGCAACCTTCAAATTCTTTAATTAATTTTAAACCGCGTTCGCCTGTTTTCATTTTCTCGATCTCATAGAAAGTACCGTAATTAATTTTTGTGTTAAGCGAATCATATCATTATCAAGCAGGCGTATTTGGTCGATTAATTCAATCAGCGCGTCTGTTGTTTCAGTAAGTATTGGCTTAACAATCGATGTTGCCCAAAGCCAAACGAAATAGACAATATAACCCATGCTTCCCGATGCAATAATTGGAAAACCGTATTGGTTTATATATTTAGCTAATGCGTCGACATCCATTAATCAATTCTCTTTTCTTGGGGATTATTAAAACGTGCCACTTTTTCTTTCTCAATTGGCATATCAAGCGTTTCTGTCATCAATACATCTATTTTTACAATATCCTCTGACATAGCCGTAACACGCCTATCAAGTTGCTTGATGATACCGATAAGGCTTTTAATCTTTTCAAGTACGCTATCAAGCAAAAACTTAATGGTTAAAAAAACAAAGTACATACCGACACAGGCAGCGGCTATAGGAAAACCTACATCCGTTGCAAACTGTAAAAATTCCATTATTTACTTGTCCACCAAGCAATAAACGAAAACAACGCGCCAATGGTGAATACAATGCCGCCAATAAACCCTTTATAGCGTGTTTGCTCGTTCTTCATTTCTTCGAGAGTGGCAATTATGGCATCGAGCTTCTTACCACGATCTTCAAATATTTCTTCGAGGTTTTCAATTCGTTGCTCTACTTTAGCAAGACGGCAGGCTTCATCGGGCATAGCTAATCCTCTTTGGTTTCTACAGTCTGACTTTCAGTTTGCTGTTTCAAATCAACAAGCAGGGGATATGCACCCG